TTTTGTACGCATAAATACTCGCAGCACCAAAAGCGATAACAGCCAACACGATTGCGCCAACAGTTAAAGCAATAGGTGCAGCAGCAGCCGAGGCAGCAGCAGCCGTAGCACCAAACGCAGTCATCACGACTGTTGAAATGCTCATCGCCAAATTAAAAGCGATAACAGCGACAGCCAATGAACCAAAAGCGATAGCGAAAATCATTACAAGTTTTTGATTGCGATCTATAAAATCAAACAACGATATAAGCATTGATGTAAACTTTTCTAGAACAGGCAACAATGCGACACCTAAAGATTCTTGTAATTCGTTAAAATTGTTTTTAAGTATTTTCATTCTGCCAGCAGCAGTATCGGCAGCGTTAGCAGTTGCCCCACCGAAAGTATTTGTTAATTGTTGAAAGATAACTTCTGTACTTGCGCCATCTTTTATCAAGTCTCTAAGCGCAGGCGATAGGCGTTGTAATGCTTTAAAGTTGCCAGCGTATGCTTTTGCGAGAGCGTCAGCGACTGTGCCGAGAGGTGCAGATGAGGCTGTAGCAATATCTTGTGCGAGTGCTAAACCTTTTGTTGCAACAGTAAGATCGCCTGAACCGATGACAAGTGAACTTAAAGCAGCACGCAATTCTGTATCGGCTGTGCCCGATGCTTTTGACATCGCAGAAATAAGTTGTTCCGTTGATGCAACTGTCGCTTCATTAGCCCCAACAACTTTTTGTAAAGTTTGCGCTAGTTTTGCTTGCTCAACTTCATCTGCTGCTGCTGCTTGCGCAGCCTTAAACCCTGCAACCGATAACGCCCCAAGCACAGCGACAGCAGGAAGAAATGCTTTCTTAAGAATAAACGCAGATTTTTCTGCCGTTGTTTCAAGTTCCTTAAATTGTTTGATCGCTTTCTGAATACCTTTAGCATCAAAATCGGAAACAATGTTAATACCAACAGCCATATTATTTACCTGTTCCTGCGTTGATTGCTTTAGTTGTGTTTGCGTTAATCTTGTTCACCACAATTAAAACTTCTTGTTGAATTAAACTTTCATTAGATTTAACTGCCCCGTACATTACACGAGAACGAAACTTAGGACTTTTACTTTTTCCACCAAACTTTGTATCCAAATTTTTTATAAATCTTTCACCTGCAATCCCTTTGCCTCCTTTGCTCCCAGCAGAATCAAAAACTTGTGCACCACCATCTTGTTGCTGAATACGCAAGATCACACTGCCACGAGTACCACCACGAGCAGAACCTGTACCTGCTTTAGGTTTAACACTCTTCTGCGCCATAGAACCGTTGTATGGTGGCATTCTGCTTTTACCTTTCCTACCACCTGATGTATGCCATTGAGATAATGCCTCGCTAGGAAACTTAGCGCCTACTAACTTTGCTAAAGGTTGCGAAGATTCCACCAAGTCTTTACGCAAAGAATCGTACAAATCTTTCTCATAGTTCTTGAGATAGAACAGCGTTTCACTTATCCCATAAAACTTTAATTCTGTTGCCATAGCCGAACATCATACAACTAACGCCGTTTCGTTTGCGATTGCTTAACAACCCAACGATGGTAAGCGAGCATCGTGTTCAACATTGATTCGCTTTCATTGAGTAGAACTGTTGGCGCAATATGATACTCGTGAGCAAGATGAGCGATTAGCCAGTGTGCGGAATCATCACCGAACTTTATTTCTCTAAAGGGCTTTCAGCCTCATCTCGTGGCAACACCTGTGCGACAGTGCCAATCCAATCAGGGTCAAACTTTAATTTAGTTTTGTTCCGATGTGTAAGAGCAGACCAAGCAAGCCACGCAAGATCAGTTAAACGCATCTCTTGTTCAAACTTAACTACAGATCGTTGCCACGTTCTCTCAAACCCAACAAAGTCAGCGAACACTGCATCAACAGGTTCTTTCGTACCGTCAAGATATTCAACTTCTAAAGCAATTCGCATTACTTCTCCTTCTAATAGTTTTTATTTATGCAATTGTCTTAACCAAAGTTCCGCCAGTGAATGATAGAGAAGTCATCATCAACTCGCCGACTGCGCCAGAAACAGGTGTATGCGCTGACAAGAACGCATTTGAAATCGTATAGGTCGGGTTCGTCGCTGATGTTGCACCACTATCGGCTTTTATAACTAGCGTTGTAGTTGTACCAACAAGAGGGTAGATCGTTGCTTCAACAAGGCTTGTTGCAAAGTCTTGCATAAACTCAATATCAACAGAATTATTTTGTAAGCCACCAGCAAACTTGTGCCCACCATCGCCGAACGCCGTAACCTCTACCGAATCAATTTCATAATTCAATGTTACAGAATTAGATTTTGTGGAAAGATCAATCGCATTCACGGTGATTGATGCGTTAGTTAAAACTTTGACAGCCATATTTATTTGTCCATTTCTTTCGGTTCTTGTTTGAGTACTTTAACATTAACTTCTGCTAAGTGTCCACCATCTATAAGCGCATCAACATTCAAGCCTTCAAGATCATCGCCGTTAATGTTGTCGCCTTGTTTACCTAGTGTGAAGTTTTCGCTAATAACTTTATAGTTTGTCATCAGATTCCTATCCGTGAACAGTTACTTGAAATTGGATTTGTAAAAACTCTGCATCAGCAGAACTTAAACTTGTTATGTTTGCACCCGATGGTAGCACCAAAGTTTGGCACACGCCACCAAGTGTTTTATCTGATTCAATCGCTGCACGAATACTTGTCGCACCTGAGTAGGAAAGAAAACCATCTAAAGTAGCAAACGCAGTGCGATCAACATATCTGCCAACAATCACAAACACAGTCCACTCCATAGTGACATCACCGCCACCCATCGCACGATGATAATTGACAGAGTTCAAAACAGGAAACGCCAACGGTGGATTCAGTTGCTCAGGTTGAAAAGAAGTGGCACGCAAACCTGTAACGGTTGCAAGATTAGTTGCCAGCCCTGTAGCGACCTGTGAAATAGTTGCAGGCATTAAGCGATACCAAACCTGCGATACGGTGACAATAGATCACGCACATCAGGATCAACAGCCCTAACAGTGATCGCCATATCAGCGAAACCGACAACACCTAGAGAAGCATTGAGGCGTGCGAACTGGCGCATAGCGAGCAGAATTGTGGCTTGGTTAATATCATCAGGCACAGCAGACCAACCCCAAACCGTAGTCACCTGCACAGTTTCAAACGCTGGCGTAGTCAGCATCGGAAAGGTATTGCCACCAACCATTCGTGCCGATTCGTAAGGTCGTGAAAAGATCGGAACATTTCTAGGCTGTAGCACATAATCTGTGCCTTGTGTCAAAGTCTGAGCGTAAGTGCCATTACCTGTTGAATCAATCTTGATCGTAATAGTTGATGTCGCCACATCTCTACCGAACAGCAAAAGATATTCGTTATAAGGAAACATCGGAACAGCAGTGCTAGTCGTCTGATAAAAGAACCTGCCTGTATAACCATCAATACGCCGAGAAGCAGACTCAATAGCGTTCTCTAAAAGCGTATCATCGGTTGAATCAGTTATGCGTAAAGCAGCCTTCAATTCAGCCAGCGTGCAATAACCATTTGTGATCGCCATATTTTATTCTTTCTTTTTTTTACCACGATTCAATGATGCTGTTTCTTTTTCTACTTCTTGCACAGCAACTTCAACATCTATTTCAGGTGTCATATATTTATGATCAAAGCCTGCTTCACGAAGAGCAACATCAACTGATGCGACACGATCTTTCAAACCTCTGCGCTCGTAGGCTGCACGCTCTACAAGTAGTGCTTCAATATATTTGCTCATTTGTTTCTCCATAAATAGTAAGGGTTGCTGACACCCGAAGGATATCAGCAACCCAAACAACTATTTGATCAACTTAGAAAGTTGGCGTGATCAATCCTGTGCCGTTGATTTGTGCCCAAGCGTTAGGGTAACGATTTGCTGTTACTGCGCTGTAGCCGTAAACAATCATTGTTACATCAAGTTCTGCACCTTTAGGTTGCTCAAAGCGAAGCATCATTGGTGTTCCATCGCCCTGTTCCCACAAGTGCAACTCTTGCGAGTTACCGATATAAATTGTGTCTTGATCTGTTCCACTTCCTTTGTTCACTGCAACGGTTGCGTCTGTGTAAACAGGCAAACCTAAAATGCTGTAACCAGAGTTGCCGTACTGAACTGCGCCCGAACCGTATGCGTATGCAGGCTGACCTGAACTTGACGGTGTTGGCACAGCCAGTGGTCGTGATTGACCATCAACTGCTGCCAAAATAAACGCAAGTCGGCGTGGGTGCATAATCATCACGTTCGGTCCAGCGAAGAAAGTTGTTTGAACTTTTTGCACAGCATCAACAAGTTTTGGATAAAGTTCCGCAACAGTTGGTGAAGCATCGGTGTAAGTTACTGTTTGACCAGCCGATGAGAACAACTCAGCGACTACTGCTGTGTTCAAAACGGTGTTATATGAAGAAACAAGATCAGCCATAACAAGGCTGTCAATGTTTGTTCCACGCTCAAGTGACTGGCGAGAAACATTTTGCTGACCAGCGATAGTAACAACACTGATATCTAGTTTTGTGTCGTCCATATTTGTTTCTTGAACTGCTGCACCTTCTGTCTGTGCTGCTGCTGCTGAACCAGTTGTTACCTTGCTGAGGCTGATCGTTAAGCCTTGTGCTGGTAGTGGGTGCTTGCGAGCGAGGTCTGCTGTTACACGACCTGCACGAGCGAACGGTGCAGCAAGATCAGTTAAGAATTGCGGAACCATCAAGCCAGCGAAGTTTGCGCTGGTCACATCACGGCGTTCAATCTTTTCTTCGTTCATATGGCGAGCCAAACGCTGTTGCGCTGAGAAGTCATTGTTGAACTGTGCTGCGAAAGCGTCAGAAACAAATGATGTTTCTGCTTGTGGCGAGTAGGTGCGTGCCTCAGCCTTTACGACTGTTCCACCGACAGCAATATCAAACTTCTTTTCTTTACGAAGTTCTGATGCTTCTGCTGAACGCTTTTCAAGTTCAACGTGCTTTTCAATTTGTTCATCAAGTGAACGAACCTCAGCGAGAGTTGCAGTGATATCTGCATCTTCTTCGGCTGTAAGTTCTCGGACTTCTGTTTGTGCTGCGACAACAACTGCTTCTGCTTTTGCAAGTGCAGCGTCACGCTTTTCAATAAGTGATTTACTAAATGACATTCTGACCTCCTATGGTCAATCGGTTTATTTATTGTCCGAGTGTTAGAGGTAGTGACCCAATCGGGTCGGCTGCTTAACGGCTGCGTAACTTCTCTACCGCTATCTGCGATTTTCGCAAACGCAATAGTGAAGTCGGTGCGATAGTAACAGATTCATTTCTTGAACGCAACTCGGCAACAGTTTCTTCATAAGCAGGAAAGGTAACAACACTGACATCAAACAGTTGCACTTCTTTTAGTTCACGCACAGAACGATCATTTGACCAAGAATCTTTTATAGTGCGAAAAGCAAAACTCATTTGTGAAAGGTCGCCACGCTTCATCGCAGATATAATTCTTGCAGCGTCAGGGTTGCTCGGGTCTAGGTCTGCTTCAACACGCAAGCCACGATCATCTTCTTCCAATACAAGTGTTCCCGATTTTGTTCTTGCCAGTGGTACGCCTTCGTGATCAATCAGCAAGCGAACATCTGCGCCATCGTTCAAAGTTTTTGCGAACGCACCACGCTTAACATATTCTGTAAATGGCATCGGTTCTGAAGGTGAGTCAAACACTGAGGCGTAACCGATCAAAGTGTTGCCATCGCCTTCAGCACGCATCTCAAGATTGCTGTATGCGATAGTTCTTTTTTCATCAATCGGTTTAGCAATCCAATTAAATGTTTTGGTCATAGTTTTCTCACTTTACATTGTTTCATCTAAGTTTGCCACAACTCGCTCAGCGTATGCTTGTGCTCTTCGTGCGCTTGCTTTACTTGCACCGCCACCCCATAGCAACATCGCTACAAGTCCAGCAGTAATTTCATCGCCTTGCACAGCGTCTAGATCAACAATGTGGCGTGCGATCCACGGCGATATTTTGCGCCACTTATTTTCGCTCAACGCTTCACCATTCGCCATTTTGCGTGCATCTTCAACTGTTTGCGGTACAAGACCATCACCCGAAAAGCCTTGCTCGTGTAATGCTAAACCTCGTTTTGCTGACGCTCGCATAAACGCTGGTACAGATAAATTGACTGCCCGATACTCATCAGATTTGGGTTCATTTATATCAACAACTTCTTCAACCGCTAACCGCATTATGTCTGTATCTGTTATCGCACCACCAAACACCCAAGCATCACAGGTTCTTTCTCCAGCACACTTAAAATCAAAGATTTCACAATAACCAAAGTTTGCTTTTTCAACAATCGCAGTTG